CAGCGTAATGGATAGACAAAAACATTTTGAAGATATAATTAAATATCACAATCCAAATTTAGATGATAATAAATTATTTTGGCTTGCTCATGATATGAGTATGTATTATGATGCTATGGCAGGTTGTCAAATAATGATTGAAAAGGCTGATGGCAAAAGACCAGATTTAGTTAAAGAAAGACAAAAAAGAAAGAAAATGTATAGAGCCCAATTAAAAGAGTTAGAGAAAGAAGTAGGAATATTAGTAGAGCATGCTGGTGGTTACATTTACAGTGATGCTGAAACAAAAAGAATGAATGATATTTCTGAAAAAGAATTTAGAAAAGCAAATGCTCATTTATACAAAGAGGAGACAGCGTAATGAGTAAGTATACTAAAAAACAACAACTTGAAGACTTTGAATTCTCGTTGCGACAAACACTGCATAATGCTCAACGCCAGAGCAACTCTGCTTATCCAACAGAATTGTCAAAGTTTATTGAACCACTACAAGAACTAAACAGAGAACTTACTCCAATTATGGAAAAGTATTTTAGAAAAGATTGGGATAAAGAGGAGACAGAGTAAAAACTTGACAGATTAGCGAATCGTGTTATAGTATATACATAATGACAACTAAAGGAGTAAAGATTATGACAAAGAAATTTAATGTAGACATTGTTATTGGGGGTTCAATCCCAGTAGAAGTTATCGCAGAAACAGAAAGTGATGCATATGAGAAAATTTATCAAAATCTTAGAATACCAGAAAAGTATGCAGAATACTTAAAGTTACTAGAAGATTGGCAAGAACTTGAAATTGGTAATGTAGAGGAGACCGCGTAATGAATAACTTTTTAAGCATATATCAACATATCAATGAGAACTATTCCGGTAGTCATAAAGATATCTTTAATATGGCTATACAAGCCTATGAAGATGAATATGGTGAAGTCAGCGACCAAACTGCTGATGAATGGTTCCAAAACTTGACAGATAACGAATCTGTGTTATAGTATATACATAATGACAACTAAAGGAGAACTAACTAATGACTAAAACAATGACCATACAATCTCAGTCTGCTAAAAGCAAAGCAGAAGCAAGAGACATAGGTGCTTATTTACTTCACTTAATAGACACTTACCCTAACATAAATGAAGAAACAATAATCAAATATTTGGATGAATATTTTGAACTTATGGGCTACTCAACAGAGTAAAAACTTGACAAAATAGCGAATCATGTTATAGTATATACATAATCAAAACTAAAGGAGTTAAAAATGTCAAAGAAACTAAACGGTAAAGCAAAAGCAAAAGCACGTAAAATGAAGCAAAAAGCGTCTATGAAGCCAATTTCTAATGTTATCGGTATTGGTGCTTTCTATAAAGGAATGGATGACGATGGGTTTTCGTTTTCTATGGATAGCATGTCAGAACCAAAAAAAGGTTTAACCAAAGTGTTACACGATAATGTAGTTATGGCAGGTAAAGGTATTCTACAAGAGTTCCGTGACGGGACTTGGGATGTAGCAGGATGTAAAGAGCAACTTGCTCAAGCGATTGAATCATTTAACGTAAAAACATTTGGTTCAACTGAGCGTCCAATGGCGAGTGCTAAAGTTCAAAACCTAAAAGTGTCAATCGATGCTATACCTGAACTAATTGCTATCATGTCAGATATCTATGCGTTGGAGCAGGTTGGTGTAATCAAATCAGACGAATACAACGGTATGATGTATATGAAGTCAAACTTCAAAATGGCGGCATAAAACTTGACAGATAACGAATCAGTGTTATAATGTATATTGTAAGTGAGAGAAGTAACTTACATAATTTAATCAACTAAGGAGAATAAAATGTCTAAGAAACTAACAGGTAAAGCAAAAGCAAAAGCACGTAAAGTACGTAATGCAAAGAACAAAGTAAACAATCCAAATATCAACAGCATGTTTACAATGAGTCCTGCACAGAAAACTAAACTAATAGAAGGCTTTAAGCCTGATGTAGGTTTCAAACTTACTGACAAGAGTACAGATGTTGACTATGTATACATCAGCATCAGTGAACTTGCACAGAGTCTCTTGCATCATCAATCAGCAGGTCAGGGACTCCCAATGGGTGTATATAACTTGCCTTGTCAATTAGGTGAAGATATCCAAACAGAATATTTTGGAACGTTTCAATTTGATTTAAATCAAAACTATCAGTTAGCCGATTTAATTTACGAAGGTGCAATGAACGTTAAACTGCGTGTTACTGCAAATCCAGAACAGATACAGACTGGTCTGAGTGGTGAAAGTTATGTGCCTTGCAAGGTAGAGGAAGTAATTAAGCATGGCACAAGCAATGCAGGCGCAAACTTTATGCACATGATGTTTATAGGTGGTAATATGACGCAACTTACAAATAAGCAGATTGCTGATTCAATTATCGTTCACACTAAACAATACGAAGCGGCGTAAAACTTGACAGATTACAGAATCGTGTTACAATGATTCTGTAATCAAAACTAAAGGAACTAAAATGACAAATAAAATGACAGAACAAGGAGAAAGTGTAATGGACTATCCATCAATCAACCCAATTAAAATATTTGATATCAAACTTGATAAACAATACATTCTTGGAGCAAAGCGTAAAAAATCACGTGATGCAACATTACAAGAAATTTTTGGTGTAGAAGATACAGGTCGTTATTCTTATTACAAGACTAAAGGATTTTTCTCTGCTCAATTATTACTTGTAGAACATTACTTAAAATCTCACGATACAATCGCAGTGATTTATGATGGTGAGTTCTTACTCAAGCATCGTGATTCATTATTAAAGAATCAATACGATATCGTGTTGTTCAAAGAAGAAGATTGGAAACCATATAGTGATTACATATTTAAGGACAAAGACACTGTTCGTAAAAATCATCGTGATGACTGGGATTCAACTGTATTCAACCGTAACCCATCAGCAATATTTGACGGTGATATGTCATTACCACGATATATAGCACGTGAGTTAAAATCTGAACGTGATTGGAAAATGTATCTTAATGCACGTGAAAACTTTAACGACTTAATCGCCGCGTAATAAATAGTAGGCCCTTTTAGGGTCTATTTCCACACTAACTAAAAAGAGCTACCTAGTAGCTCTTTTTTTTACCTGGTGTAGATTTCTTTTTCTTCTTCTTGGTTGTTTTCTTTTTAGTTGTTTTTGGTTTTGAATAAGGCATTGTTGTCTCCTCAGTTGTTATTTGTGGTATTGCTCTTGGTATAATTATTTCATTAGCCATCTTAGTCCTCCACTGGTATCCAGAAGTGTCTGCAACGATGTCCGCCTCTCACAACGAATGGATCACCGCTACGTTTACCTGACCAACTCTCACTTGACCATAGACTTTTAGCTTCTGCTTCTGTAAACGTTCTCCCTTGGTTACGTATACAAAAATCTCTTGACTCAGCAACTAACGTTCCTGCATATCTAAACTTCTTTAGACCTGCTTGTCTGGCACGATGTTTAACAAAGACACCATCAAAGTCCATTACTGTGTCGTGCATATCTGCACTCATCTTTTTACTTAAACTTGTCCCTACGTTAACACCTGCAAACTTGTTTTTTAGTTTACCAAGTATTGAGGCTATTTCTGCTTCATTTCTGTCTGTGGCGTTTCGTAGTTTTCTTAATCTATTTTGTAATCTTGTAATCTCAATATCATCAACTGTAATCATAAGCCCACTGATAGCATGTCTGCTATTTGTAGCAATCTGTTGAACGGCTAACCCTGCTAGAGCGCCTACAACTATTTCGGTGTTAACAGACTCTTTGTTTTGCTTTACACTTTCATCTAATCTTGCGTATGATTGTGCTTTTAATTCTGCAACTATTCTATTGTCTACTGGTGTAACACCAGTTCCTGTCATAGCGGCAGTATCTTTAGCAAGTGTATCAAAGTTGTCAATATATGCTCTAACACGCTCTTGCACAAGTGAACGATAGTCCTCTGTTAGTGGGACTCTTAGTTCTAATAGTTCGTCAATCGTCTTTGTTTCTAGTATTCTTTTAGCAACTTTATTTTCAAGTGTCTTTTCTGCACTCTCCATAAACTCGTCAAAATCATCTAAGATAGAATCGATTAAATCACTATGTTGTTGTATTTGTGTCTGTGTCGCCATCTAAGTTTGCTCCGAACTCTGGTGCTTGTGAACCATTCTCAATCTCTTGAATAATAGTATCCATCATTTCTTCATCTTCTACTGTGATACGTGCAATTTGTTTTGCAATCTCTGTAGTGTATTGACTACTTGATACTGGTGCCGCACTTGCTTTCATTAAGAAGTCTAGTTCGGTGTATGTATCAGTTAAATCAAAGTTATCTGGATAATCAATAACGCCATCAAAGTGTGCATCGCCATCATAGAAATGAACAAAGTGATGCCAGATTTGTTCTTCTGCAATCTCTAAGTTATCGGCTATCTGTGCTAATTTAACGTTCAATAACTCACGTTCTATCTTTAAAGAAACACCTGATGCTGTTGCTTTTGATGTTGAACGCATTGAACTTAGATTAGCTATTCTGTCAATCATTGCAGTTTTTGTTTTGATTGCTTCTAAGATTGAACCAATACTTGCATTTGATGGTTGTAACAGATAAGGTTTTAGACCAGGTTCAATGTCTGTGTTCTCAATCGTAATAACTGAGCCAGCACCACCTTGCATGTCTACACCTTCTGTAGCAACGATTGATGGATGATTAGAAATACGAATAACTTGTTCTAGTTCGGATAGTTCATTGTAGATAGATTTCTGTAGGTCTGCCACATCAGCGATTTGTGATATACCTATTCCTCTTTCGTGTGAACGTTGTCCGTATAAGAAAGTTGCTGGAATGTGACCCATCGCATTCTCGTATTCTTCCATAAGAACCATTTTATCATTTTCTTCATCTACTTCATAAACACCAACTGTTTCTGGTGTCCATACTCTGTAGATACATTTTTCATCATCTTCAAACTCTTTTAGTTTTAGATAGTCAATCATGTAACGACCATTTGCCATTCTTTCAAAATGCCAGTCAATAATATTCTCTGGTGTAATAACTGAAAGATAAGGTCTGATGCCTTGTGCTAATTCTTCTGCTAGAGTGGCAGCCTCACTTGCAGGTTTATCTAACATCAACAGCACATGACCATAGATATTTGCAAGTGTAGTAGCTTCTCTCATAACAGCGTCAAATGAGCGACCTTCTAAATCAGCATCCTTCAAGAATGGTTGTAGAGCAGGATTATCTGCTAGTATACCAAACTCTCTTTGCGGTGAGTCTCGCCAGATGAATGAACTATATGTATCAACCACTGAACGACAATGATTGTCTAGTGGTGTGTTCATAATACGTTTGCCGTATTCATTGTAGCCATCGTCTTCTTCTTGTAAATACTTTCTTAGGTATTGACCTTGTTGGTAATCTTGTCCACCGTAGTAACTATCATAGTAGTATCTCCAACGGTAAATATGTTTCTTATACATATTATGCTTTTTTATTATATTGTCATAATCCATAGTGCTGTTCCTTTACATGTGCGTAAATCGTTTTGGTTTATTAATCGCTCTCACTGGTTTAGTAATTGGCGCAATGTGAGCCACAAGATAACCAAGTGCATCATTTTGATGGTCAAAGCCACCGTCTTTATCAGGGATTGCTGTCCCTTCTTTGTAAACTTGACGCTCAAGACAACGAATAGAATTCATACAGTTTGGGTCTATCGAATATCTTACAGTTCCGTTTGCACTTTCCATAAGACTATTTACTGCATTTATTCTATCTCTTACTGCATCATGGTTTCTGTTTGCTTCTACCTTAAAGTAT